TTTCCTGAGCCAGAGCCAGCACAAAATGTTGTAAGCTCTCCATACCGGATCCCGTGTAGCTTCTCGTTGAGTCCTTTGAAGGGGTATTCGTGGTCATGTGGTGCTTGTGGTGTGGTTACAATTTCAAGAAGAGTTTTCCCATCGATGATACCATCTGGCCTATACGGTTTCGCATCCCAGATAGCTTTACGAATGGCTTCATGGTCATTGGCTTGTAATGCCTCTGACGCATCCTTGTAGCCCTCCAGTCTAGCGATCTTGACCTTCCCAGGTGGTAATACTCCTGCAGCATCTTCTGCTGCCTTCCTGCCAGCCTCGTCTCCATCAAAGAAGAGTACTGTTTCTTCATACCCTTGAAATAATGGAATCTGCTTTTGGATGTCTTTCTTGGCAGATGATGCGCCATGAGGTAAGGATACCATAGGCCACCCTGCCATAGCTTCATAACAGCTCGCAGCATCTAACTCACCTTCAGTAACAACAATACGTTTACCAGTGTTAGGAAAACGATGCTGAGCGAATAAGGTATCAGTGGAAACTCCTTCATAACGAAAGTCTTTTTTCTTTGTTTTAATTTTAACACCTTTTAAAACACCAGATTCATCATAGTAAGGGAATCGTAACGTATTACCGTCCCTGTATATTTGATAGAATTGATTGGTTTTCTCTGAGATGTTTCTTTTGTTTAGCCGTTCAGCTGATCCTGTCAGGCTAACGGTTTTAGTCATTGTTTGACTGTGAATAACGTCATTGTCTGCTGGTGTCCTATGATGACACACAAAACAGAAAGTGTGGCCATCTGAATATAAAGAATTAGCATCAGATGACCCGCAGTTGTCGCAAGGCATGTGCCTCACGAACTCACTTTCTTCCATTCTATTATCCAATCGAGTGGAATGTTTGCCCATGATGTCCACGGTATATCATGACGTTCGCACCATTGGGCATAAGTTGTTTTACTTCGTTTTGATATCGTATTGTATGGTGATTGAAACACCATTCTCAAGTCTAAATCAGGATTATCTCTCTTAACGGCTTTGATTTTACGACGGTCTTCTGCAGACCAATAACCTTTAGCTTCTAAATATATGTTGTTTGAGAGTATAAAGTCTGGATTGTAGATATGTTGTATAGTATAAGGTATCTTTGCAGTCTCATATTCGTATGACACTCCTAACTCCTTAAATAAATCAGCTATATCTTCCTCTAATTTAGACCTGAATTTAGAAGTCTTCTTCTTCCTCATTATCAGTGGTGGTTGGAGTCACATTAGGATCATTAGTTTTAAACCCTGATGTACTACCAAATAATTCAGCTACCTCGTTAGCATCTAAGTCGCCAGTGTCTACACCTGCCTCACCTTTTACTGAGACAACTTGAACACCAACCAACTTAAGAGAACTGCCATAGGTAACCCCATCCCGTAGAATGTAAGGCTTTTGATAGAAGCCCAATTTAACAGTAGATCCTGCATAAAGCGGTGTTTTGGTATCGGTTACGGGTGTACCCTCCGTGTCTACCACGGGCGGGCGTTTCTCTTCATTCCAAGAGAACTTGAGTTTATATTTCCCGTCACTGACTTCCTCCCATGGCTCGGGCTTGAGCGTTGAGCGGCGAGGATTTTTTAATTTTGATTCAGCCCATTTAAGGACATCAGCCCTTTCAGATTCTAACTTATCAATTAAAGTTGAATCTACTACAGCCGAGAGTGAATACCCAAACTTACTAGGAGCTAGTATAGCTTGGAACCCCTCAAGTGTTACTGGTTTGTCGGTAACGTGTACGTTCCTAGACATCGCATTCAGCTCCATCTAGTGAGTCCAAATCCTTACCGGTTGCAGTAGCTGGTCCTAATTCTTTAGCTAGTGTTTGACGATAGTTTTGTAATTCTTGAATCCTATCATCAACAGCAGCTAATCTCTTCATCTTTGCTTCCCTTTCAGCAGCTTGTAATCTCTCTTCAGAGACCACTACTATAGTAGGAGGTGCAAAAAAGCTATCAAATAGTGAATACATTTAACAAAAGAAATAAGTGGAGTCAATCACGGTGTCTGTATTTAGATCACCAATGATCGGAGGTTCGGTCTCCGCACCTATCTGTTGTGCGAAGTCGGTTAAGTAATCATGCTCAGCTATCTCCATGTACTTCTGCCTTACTATCGTAGATAGTTCAGACATATCAGTAGCACGACATAATACGCTGTCATGAATTAAAGCAATAGGGTTGTTGAAATCTTGTACGCTTAGATGTAACAAGGTCGCATCTAAACTGTGAATAAGGTTAGGAGCTGTAGCAGCTTTATGTCTGTTAGAGTCTACTTGAGCAGAATCACTGACAGCTACATTAAGACTACATCTACCTAGTAACTGAAGCTGAAGTCTAACGACTTTCTTTTTCATGATGTGTTGGTTAACTACAAAACCTGATGGTGTAACCCACTCAAGATTTGTAACCCCACGCTTCATAGCTTTAGCTACCTCATCTTCTATCCACTTCATAACTGCCATCGGTCCTGGTACAACAGTGTGCATAGCCGTTCTGACAGCATGTACAGTAGTGGTTAGATCTTCTTTACTGATTTCAACTCCTTTCTCTTTTAGTGCGTCCCTGATGTACGATCTATTAGAGAAAGGTTTGGCGTTGTAGGGGATTGTCATGACGGTTCTTTTAACCACCTTCCTGTCCATTACTGGTTGTATGTGGTCAGGACAATTCCATTTCGACACTCCCGCTACAACTTTATATGCGTCTTGTGGTCTATCAGCAGGTAGCACATTGACGAGTTGTGCTGTCTTTTTATCCTTCGCAAGTAAAGCGAGGATCTGTAGACCACTACAGGTAGCATCAGTAGCTACACATAAGCTAGTTGTCTGTCGGCGTTGTGTAATGACACAAGCATAATACTCTTCACAACTAGCTAAAAATTGCCATGGTTCTTCCGCTGCCTCCCAGTCACCAAGGTTTCCAATCGGGTCCTCGGCTACTCTAGTAATCAACGGAATGTTTTCATTCGTCCATTCTAGCCTTTCAGTCATCGTAGACTTATCCAGACCGTAAGTTGTAGCACATTGAAATGCTAACCACTGACATCCAGACTCGTTTATAAAAGATTCATCAGCGAAGTTAATAAGTGCTTTACCAAAGTCGGTATCTTGTGGAGTAAGAAATGCGGGTATAGGATAAGCACGCCCTCGATAATCAAAAGACCAAGGTATATAAAACCTCTGTACATCTTTAAATCTCTCTACAGCTTGCATAACCATTCTAGTCCTGCAGGATTTTCTAAACTCTGCAGCTCTCTTATTCATTACTTCCGCAGCTTCTCTTCTATATTTCTTACGAGACTCTTTATTATCTGCTATGTCCGGTGGTTTAGGCGGAAGGTCATAGTGGATAATTGGAAGAAATTTACCAACACTAATCCCTTTCTCTTGTAAAATCTTAGCGACTTTGACTGTGAATGGATTTAGTGTATAACCTACCTTCTGAATCTTGTTCAGGAAAGCTAGTGGTGTTTCTCCCTGTATAGGTGCGTGATCGGTTTTTCTAATGAGAGTATGGTTTCTTGAGATCTCATTCAGTAGGTATCCTCCTGGCTTCTCATTCGTCCAATCCCTTGGTGGGACTAGCATCGGCCATGTTAAGGGACTGAATAACTCAGCATTTGCCATCACCTCGTCCTTGATATCTAGGAATTCAGGAGTAGGCACTACATGTAGCGTAGTCTTTCTCCCTTCTCTAATGGGTAGTTTGTAGAACCATCCACTAGATTCCATAATGCAATCAAGTAACCATGCACCAAGCTTTACTTTCACATCATTAGACCATGCATTCCATCGTGTTACATTGTATCTATTCATCAGAGTCTGTATTACTACTAGTTTCTGATGTGTACCACATGATGTATGCCAATAGTTCTTTTTGAGAACGTTGAGAAGACCGGGAGCTTTTTCCTCATAGTATCTCATTTGACATTCATCCTCAATAGCATGTCCAATGGACTCACATACCTTAGTAGCTAGGTTGCTACCGTCCTTGAAACCAAATACCTTATCGAACGTTACCTTGCATGCTATAGCAGCAGCAGCTAGCGGTTCAACGTCATTGATATATTGGTGAATGTCCTTGAATGCTACACCATACTTCCCTTGATGTATCTTTCTATTGGTTTTCTCTATCCTTTGTACCACTAAAGGTAATAATGTGTCTATAGAAGAAATACCATAGATTGTAGCAGAAGCATAGTTTTGATTCTCAAGCTTGACTGTATTATCTTGTAATCTTTTTAATCCTTGACGGATTTGATTACGCTCTAATTCAATTTGTTCATTGATTTGAGATGGTGTGGGTTGCATCGTAAAGATCGTCGTTAACTTGATCTACCAAAAGTTTGGTGATCTCCTCCCTATGAGGATGGTCATTTGGTATTGAAGCGAGTGCTTCTTGATAGTAATCGTCTATCTTTTTAACTGAAGATGTCATTGTACTTAGGGTCAATAAAGTGTACTGAATCGTGTTGAACTATAGTAACTTCTTTGTTACCTTCATTCAATAGTTTACGGGTTTTGTTTCTAGCAGCATGTCTATACTTATAAACATGTTCCTTAACTTTACCTGTATCTACATTCTTTTCTCTAACAATTGCAACGACTTCTACAGGTATTTCATACCCTCCGATCTTCCAGTCCATGAACTCATCAAAAGGAATTGATTCAAAGAAATCAGGAGGACAGTCGTTGTATTCTTTCCAGTTATTAGGAAAGTATTTCTTTTTCTTTTTAGATGTCATCAATCGGCTCCACGTTAACTAGATAATCGTCCATGATACAAGCTTCTTCATACGCATCGTATGCAGCTTGATATACATCATACCCTGAATTGAGTATGAAAGTTCTACCACTTTGAGTAGTGCAATGATACTTAACGTTGTCGTCCATGATGGTGAGCGTCCCTGAGATTTGACTGTGAATCTCTAATCCTTCCAGCGTCCATGAGCTACGCTCTGACTGTGAATTAGAGAGAAAAATAAGCGTTAATCAGAGTTTAACTTCTTAATTAACGCTTTTAATCGTGCTTTAGATTGTCTAATAGCAACTGGTTTTTTGGTAGGTTTCTGATACTTACCGCTGTTGTGTTTCCAATTCGGTACTATCA